TTGTCCCGAGCAAAGCGGCCGGCGCTCTGCTCATACGGCGTTAGGGCACGGGCGAGTAAATAGACTCCCATGCGCTCTAGGGTGGTGGTGCTGAGGGTGGCGGTGTAGGCGCTCATGACGTGGCCTCCCAGGTTAAAAAGTTTTCGGCGCCCGGAATGTCAGCGACCCGGGTCCCGGCGTACCGTGCGCCATTACAGCAGTATGGTTCCGCAAGCGGCAGCGCCCGCGGGTGACCGCATGGCAGCACGACTCCATCCTCTACCCAAACTTGGAGTGAGTAGTCAAACCCGTGGAGAACGTACCCTGCGGTGGTATACTCGTTACCGGATTCGCGGATCATGGCGTGACCTCCTCAGTTGAACTGTAAATACAGTGACCCAGGACCGCACCATCAGTAAATACGAGGACACGACTCCCCGGGCACTCAAGGGCTAGTTGACGCCCCACCAGCTCCGCCCGCTTGCGGGTGGTAGCGGTGAATGGCGCCCACCACTCACTAGCACAGTACGGACTGACCCGGAATGCGGAGGTGGGTCCCACCTCGGGCAGCTGACCCTCTATCACGACCTGGAATTGCATGGCGGGTTCTCCTTTCTACCTTCAATGTCGGTTCCGGGGAGGCGCTTGTCAAGTTAGAATGAGAGTAGAATCAAACTATATCTTAGATATTAGATGAACTGTGGTAAGAAAGACACACCACATTATGGTGAGATGATGCAAATTGCAACAGATGATGCAATCTGCAACGTGCTGCGCTCGTTCGCATGGGTGAGCGCCCAGGCTCAACCCGCCAGCACCCCGCACCCCTCCCGTCCTGCTCTGTCCTGCACTGTCACAGTGAGCGCCGCTAACATGGCCGCGCACTGAGATGAGGTGGCAGGATGGGGCGCAAGGTGAGCAGGCACAACGTGTTGATGGATTGTCACAAGTTGACAGTCTGTGCATTATCGGACGCTGGGCACGGCATGGGCTGATATGCTCCGACCCTAAACCCTCGACCCGTCGCCCCCCTGGGCGGATGTTTCTATATACTATCCCTGCGTACGTAATCGCGCAGGTTCAAATCGGTTTGTCTCATTTATCCCCGTCTTGTCTCAGGTGCTCACGGGCCAGACGGCTCATTTTGAGATTTGGTGCTCTTATTTGAGATTCCCGACCCGTACTGGGGGTTATTGATGGCTGACGGTAGTGACATTGCTCGCATCAGGGCCAGGGTGCGTGATGGTGAGCGGATCACCAAGTATGAGCAGCGGACGTTGAGGCGGGTGGAGGGGTATCACAAGAGGGCTGCGGCAGCTACGTTAGAGAAGGTCAGGCGCATTGCGGAGTTAAAGTTCTTGCAGCGTTTGACTTGGGAGGAGGTTGCGGAGGTTACGAAGCTTACGAAGCGGCACTTGCAGCATTTAGTTTCTGCTCATCCAGAGGCGTATTGGGGGGCTGTAGACGGGTTACTGGATCGGGCTGAGGAGGAGACCAGGCGGACCATCAGATCGGCCAAGCTGAAGGCATTTGGGGGGGTTACGGAGGTACTGGAGGGGGCTAATCGGAGGTTGCGGAAGATCATTGAGGATCCTGATTCGCAGGAGTCGGTGGCGATGACGGCGATTAAGCACGTACATGGGACTTTGGGGGTTGGGGAGAAGGCGGTTGGGGTAGCTGGGGGTGATTTTGCTCCGAATGCGGAGTGGAAGAGGAGGGCGGTTGACACGTTAGGGATTGTGTTAGCTGGGGTTGAGCGGGCGCGGGAGTTGGGTGCTGGGCGTGGTGAGGTAATTGCGGAGAGTATTGAGGTTATGGGAAAGGGGGAGGATGATGCCGAAGGCAGTATCAAAGGCCCAGGCGCGATTCTTCGGCGCGGTGGCGGGCGGGGATGTGAAGAAGAGGGGGTTGACTGTGGAGGAGGCGAAGGCGCGGGTGAGGGACCTGAATCAAAAGAACTTACCTGAGCATCACAAGGAAAAGAAAGGAAAGAAGAATGGCTAAGACTCTACCAAAGCCCGGAAGTGGGAAGGGTTCGACTGGTTCTGTTGGTGGCAAGGCTACTGGTGTAAGGGGTCCTGTTATGAAACCGAAGGGCGGGCCGCAGAACAGCGGCGTGAAGGTTACGGTGACTCCTACCAAGAGTCCGTTTGGGAAGTGGGTGCCGCCGGGCAAGCCGAAGCGGTAGGTATGGTATCCATACTTATCTTCCTGGTGGGGGTCTTTATTGGCTGGAAGGCAAGGGCTTACCTGCTAAAGAGTGGGTACACTGACTAAATGAAGCTTTGCAGTGAGTGTGGGTTAGACCATGAGATGTTCAGGGAGCGTTGCCGGCAGTCTTTGTATGTAACTGCTTCTCTTTTGTGCAACTTCCCTGACTTGACGACTCGTTTTCACGGTCGAATTGCGTCTTGGATTGAGGATAACATCCGGGGTGGCAAGAGGAGGATGCTTCTCTTGGTGCCCCGGGGTAATTTCAAGTCCTCGCTGGTGACCATTTCGGGGTCGATTTGGTTGCTGATAAACGATCCCTCGACGCGCATTTTGCTGGTTCAGCAGTCGGGGCGAAAAGCTGAGCAAACCATGTCTGCAATCAGTGGAAAGCTGCTTTCGGGCACGTTTTTGCACTATTTTGGGGATTTGGTACCTACGAAAAGAGAGCGGTGGAACCAGAGTGACATCCTCCTTAATCGTGAGCAGATCTATCCCGAAGCCTCAATTTCAGCCCGTGGGGTCGATTCTCGCATCGTTGGCGGACACTATAACGTCATCATCCCCGACGACATCATTGACCTTCAGGAGGCGCAATCTGAGATACAGATGGAATCCGCCTTCGCGTTCAAGCAGAACATGGAGCCTTTATTCGTTAATCCTAAGTATGGCATTGAGTTGGCTTCGGGAACGCGGTGGGGGAATGGGGACTTATACGAGCGGATGATCCAGTCCGGGCAGTACGAGATCATGGAGGCTGGGTGGCGGGTGGACGAGCGGTCTGCGAAGTGGGGGTTCAACGAGGTTGGGCAGCCCATCTTTCCGGAGCGGTTTGACGAGCAAACGGTTGAGCAGATACGGGATAGGATAGCCAACGACTTCATTTTCGCCTGTCAGTACGACAATCGGCCTTTCTCGGATGAGTTAATGAGGTTTCCTCCTAGTTGTTTTCAATACTACAATTGGAAGGAGGCCGGCAAAAGCATCATAATCGGTGAAGAAGTGGTCAATTTGGAGCCTCTTCCTGGTTTTGTGACGGTTGACCCGTCGATGGGCGAGACCAAATCGGCGGACGAATCGGCCATCATTGTCACGAAAGTACATCCGGATGGCAGGATCTTTATTGTGGAGGCGTGGAGCAGTCGGATCAACCCCATTGGCTTGATTGAGCGGGTGTTTGAGACGGTTGAGCGGTGGAAACCTGAGCGGGTTGGCATCGAATCTGTCTCGTATCAGAAGGCTTTGCAGTATTTTGTGCGTCAGGAGATGGTGAAGCGAGGCCGGGCGTTCGTCATTCAGGAACTCCAGACCGGGGGCAGGTCAAAGCAGGTCCGGATTGAAGGACTTTCGCCTTATTTTATGAATCAGCAGGTGTTTATGGACCATACCCAGCGGAAATTGGTCAAACAGTTGACGGATTTTCCGGCCTCGATGAAATCCCATGATGACTTGGCGGATGCTTTAGCCTATCAGGTGCCATTTTGGCGTTCCCGGCCTGAAAGTGGGCCGGAGGATGAGATTCGGCGGCTGGATGAGGATGATTACGAGGTCAAGAGGTACGGATTGAGCATGGGAGCGAGTTACTAATGTCAGATAACCCAATGTTGGACAAGTACATGGCTCAGTAGTCTGTCTTTTAGTGCCGATCAGCGGGGATACGTCATCATTTGGGATGGCGGTCATGCCATCTTGAGGCGGAAGAAGACCTGAAGGAGGGTGAATGAAATCCATTCAAGAGGTGCATCAGGCGATTGACGAGTACCATGACTCTAAGTGTGTCGGGATGCTGCTGTTGCATTCCGCCCCTGGCGGCAGGGTTGAGATCTGGAACGAGCAAACTATCAAGCTGAATGAGTTAGACAGAGAGTTCAGGGAGGCCATCTTAACGCTCTTTGCCGGCCTGAACTTCCTCAAGTGCGAGGTTGTCTGCGGCCCCAATGGCCCTGATCGCCTTAAAGTAACCCGGAGGCTCTAGTGGATCGTCTTGAGGGACCCCCTCCTTCTGATGGCTTGTCCGTTCGCCCGGTCGAACTGACTCCAGAGCAGAAGACCAAGCTTACAGACTACATTGTCAAAGAGATAGAGGATGCCATCCGGGACCGGCAGGGCATGGAGCGTCAGTGCATGACCTCGCTCCAGCAGTACAACTCCCGCCTGCGCCGTCCGGATGCCACTGGGGCCTTAGAGTCCGATCTGGACATGACCGTCACGCGGGAGTTCTGTCAGCAGAACCGCTCCCGGTTGGAGAATCCCCTCTTCCAGCAGGATGTCTTGTTCGTCAGCAATCCTAGGAAGCCCAACTTTGAGGAGGCTGCGCGGGTCTACGAGGGCATTCTGGACTTTATCTGCGACAAGGCCGAGATGCTGACCTTTGTTGACTCCTTCCTGCTCAACAGTCAGATCTTCCCGTATGCCGTGGCGAAGGTCCCGTGGGTGGTGGAGAAGCGCAAGGTCAAGGAGTGGCAGCAGACCCAGACGCCCGTCATTGACCCGAACACCGGCCAGCCGTCTGTTCAGCAGCAGATGGACCAGTTTGGCACTCCTGGGCAACTCCCGGTCACCCAGCCGCAGCAGATTGAGAGTGAGCGGTGGGTGGTCGAGCGTACCGGGGCATACCCGGAAACCGTTCCCACCCTTGACTTTATCTTCCCGGCATCGGCCAGGAACGTCAGGACTGCCGCCTGGGTGGATCATCGTATCTACTTATCTAAGGGGGAGTTGAAGTCCCGCGTCCGCGAGGGTATTTACGAGGATGTCATTGCCAAGCTTGGAGATCCGATGGCGAAGAAGTCTGATTTCGCTGTTGAGGAGTCCAAGCTCGTCGGGATTGACCTCTCCAATTCTAAGTTGTATGAGATCCATGAGGTCTATCTATCGTATGACGTAGATGATGATGGCACCGAGGAAGAGATCATTCTGACCGTGGAGTTGAAGTCTAGGACTCTTCTGCGGTGCGTCCACAACTTCTACCATGATTACCTAAGACCCTTCGTTACATGGTCTTACGAGGATCGGGCCGAGGGCATTGCGGGCATCTCCCTGGCATCGATTCTGGAGCCTTTGCACCGGGCGTACTCGGCTTCCATCAACCAGCGGCTTGATGCGGCCTCCAAGGCCAATGAGATCCTGGTCATTGGTAGGGTCGGGAGTGGGCTGGACAAGCTTTTCCGCAGGGGCAAGCTCAAGGGTGGGTATTATGAGACCACCGGAAACCCCGGCGAGGATCTGAAGCAGTTCCCCATTTCTCAGCCTTTCACTCAGTTGAAGGAGTTGGAGGGTGTCTTTGAGCAGCGGATGCAGAAGGTTTCCGGCCTTACTGACTACAACTTCGGTGTAGAGCAGATTGCCCGCCCCACAGCATCTGGGCAGACGACCCTGATTGAGGAGGGCAAGCAGCCCCTCTTTGTCATGCTGGAGCGTTTCCGCTCCGTTTTCGCCGAAATTGCCCGCATGATGCTGGCTCGGTACAAGCAGTTCTACCCGCAGGGGTTGGAGGTGTACCGTCAGATTGAGACGCCGCAAGGTCAGCAGATCATCACGGAGTTGATGCAATGGCCCGAGGGAGCGATAGACGAGCAGGTCTTCGTAGAGACAAAAGTTTCTTCCGCCACGATGAACAAGCAGATGAGGCGGCAGGAGAAGTTGGCTCTGGTGGACAAGCTTCCGCAGGTATATCAAGCCCTCTTACAGATGGTGTCCGTCGCGGTCAATCCGTCACCCATGGCCCCGGCGGCAGCAAAGCTCGTTCCCGGCATCCAAAAGGTCATAGCTGACTGGCTAACAGAGTTTGACATCGGGAACCAGGAGATTTTGAACCCGGACCTGACAATGGAGATACAGAATGGACAACAGATGGGATTGGCGCAAATGGCTCAAGCCATGCAGGCCCAACAGGACGCAGCGGCTGGAGCCGGGGTTTCAGGTGGCGGAGGAGCTAAACCAGGAGCGGTGGGACCTGCTTAAGGAGAATCTGCTGGTTAAGGAGCTTCGCACCTACTTGGCTCTGCGGCGCGATTATGTGCTGGCGGGGCTTATGGTTAACCCGTGTGAGCGGTTAGCTGCCGAGGCACGGGTCTTTGACCACCTTTATCACGCACTCAAACCAGAATCGGAGGAGTGAAATGCCTGACGAGACAGTCGTCACACCACCGGAGCCAGAGCCGTCAGCGGAACCCGCAGCGGCGCCGGCCCCAGAACCGGAGCCTGAGGTCCCGGCATGGGTATCACAGCCCACGCCCCTTCAGCCCCAACAACCACAGTACGCACCACAACCGCAGTATGCTCCACCGCAACCGCAGTATTCGCCACCGCCGCAGCCGCAGTATCCGGCGGTTAACGTGGATGATCTTGTCAACCGGCCCGGCGAGGTGCTGTATGGCGCCGCCGAGCGGGTGATGAGTCCCTACGTTGAGAAGGTTAACCGGCTCGACCAGTTTATGCGTCAGAGTTTCGAGTCACAGGTAACCAATGCGGCGACTTCGGCAAAGGGAGCCATCGACCAGGGGTACAGGAATGTCATCTCGCGCGATCCGGCATACGCCAATAAGGCTGTGCGGGCCACCGTGGATGCGCTCCTGCAAAATCAGTTTCAGAACGCGGTTCTGATTGCCCAGCAGACGGGTGATTTCAGCCAACTGAACAATTTTGCGAACCCCAAGTATATGCAGATGGTTCTCGCGGGGGCCAAGATCCATGCCGGATACCCGGGTGGACAGGCTCCCGGCCCGATCAATGTCCAGGGTGCATACACTGAGTCTTCGAGGTCAGCCCCAGGATCTCCCTCCGGGGATGTTCCAGAAGAGGTACGGGATGCTGCTCATAGGCTCAACATGGACCCCAAAGAGATGTGGACCAAGGTGCAGGCCGCCGAGAAGAAGCAACGAGACCTGGGATGGGTGAAGAAATGAGTCCAATTGACCGTTCACAATGGGAGCGGCGCGAGAGCGTCGTGACAGCTTCCACCAGGGGTTTTAACCCGCTGATGGAAATTCCAAAACTGCTACATGAAGCGTATCCAAACCTCCGCGACCTGGAGTTTGGCTTTTTCATCAAGGAAGATGTCCCGGCCAGGATAATTGATGGCTGGGTATTTTTGACTCCTGATGAGTTCCCGGACTGGGACAAGTTCAATGATGCCATCGGTGTTCGCTTTGGCATGACTCTCGATGCAGAGCGTCATTTCAGGCTGAAGGAAAACTATGTGATGGTGATGGGCCGTGACTATCGGAAGCGGTATCTTTCCGAAGTCCAAACCCAGTCCGAGAAGGCGTATCGGGAAGTGACTCAGGGGCCGGCGGCGCCGGTCGGTGATGCGGGAACCACCGCAACATTCGAGGAGCGCACGTTGATTCCTCAGTCCCTTTCCGCTAGAAGTTCGCCAGAGCA